GAGACCAAAGATAGTCAACAACATCTATCTCAATCTCATCGTCATGCTTGCGTTTTAAAATGCCAACACGAGGTGAGTCAATCAATGTGGTAACACTGATGTTCGAATCCCCACGACTGTAGGTATCTTTGGTCAATGCGCTAACCACGACCTCGGGCAGCTTGAACTTATTGGTTGTCTTCATTATCTTCTATCCGATAGAAACGAACGCCACGCTCATCACTGTTTGTTTCCCGTCTAATGCTGAAAGCAAAAGCAGGGTTGTTATCTTGATACCGAATCGCACGACTGCGCAGGGCAGATATCTTCCGTGCGGTATGGTCATCATCATCCGTTGCCAAAAAGAAACTTTGCCCGATTTTCATTTCGGAGAATGTTTTCTCTATGTTTTTTGGTAGACTCTCCCTCTGGAGGCGGAAGTCTTTCTTTAGTGGTACGTCTTCGAGACGCAGTGTACTCTCGCTTGATGTCGTCATAATGGATATCTCCTTTCTCCTCTAGACCTATAATAAGGTTTCCGATTTTACTCATAACATATTACCTGTTGGTGTATGTTTTGTCTAGTATACAATGGAGGTTGTGCAATGACAAGTATTTGGTTTACTATAGATGGCGAGCCAGCAAGCAAAGCAAACAGCAGACAGCTTGTGACGATCAAAGGGCGACCCGCATTCATTAAATCTAAGAAGGCGAGGGATTACGTCAAGACGTTTCAAGAACAATGCCCTTGCTTAGAACAAAAGCTCGAAGGGGATCTGTGGGTTGATATCAAAATATTCTATGCAAGTCGAAGACCCGACCTAGATGAGTCGGTTATCCTAGACTGTATGCAGGATTACATATACGAGAATGACCGACAGGTAAAACAGAAGTTCGTGCATTGGGGATTGGATAAGGAAAACCCAAGAGCGCAGATAGTAGTAGGAACAATGGATGACCAGATCACTGGCAGAGGGCATCGTTACCCAAGCGATTAAAGATTTAATCGACAATAACGAAGAAGATAGATCCGATGCAATCGTATACTTTGTTAAGCAGAAGCATGTGCCACATTGTGAAAGGTGCGGCATAGATGCCAAGGCTTTGTACGATAAAGTATTGTCGGCGTTGTGTGAGAGTGGGGTCAGAAGGGTCAGGATTGTCAGAGATATTCTTGAAGACATTCCTAGAACTAGGAATATTTCTAGGACTAGGAATATTCCTGTTTAATTTAAAAACTAGGAATACTTATAGCTAGGAATATTCCTAGCTAGGAATATTTCTAGATAGATTGTACAAAATACAGACGAGGAGAGAGTATGTCAACAGTGTTAGATGAATTCCTATCAACGGTAAGTCATAGCGCACGATATGTTTGCCCAATGTGTGCCAAAGATCGTAAGAAAAAAAGCGAGCGCACACTGAGTGTTACTGTAGATCACGATGGCACTAAATATTTTTGCCATCACTGTGGAATTTCGGGGGTCAAAGTGGAAGAGCCGTTCTACGAAAAGTACATTGAAGAGAAACCAAAGCAAGTCGAGTCAGTTGTTCGGGCAATATCTGTGCCAAAAAATACAGACGACAGCCTAATTGAGTCAGCCCTGCATGCGAGAGGCATTGATTATTCAAAGGTTAAAGATAAGTTTAACATCGTTTCTGGCAATAAATATTTCAGGCAGAGCGGTGACCTGCCCGCAGGTGAAGTGCCCGCCATTGGGTTTGTGTATGGCGCTAACGAAGCAGTTAAATGGCGAAGCGTTGAGTGCAAGAGGTTCACTCAGGACGGTGCTGCTCGCTCACTGTGGGGTATAGAAGCGGCGAGAGAACTGGAGGAAATAGATTCCCTAGTCATAACCGAAGGCGAGCTAGATGCCCTTGCTGTTGCATGCTCTATGGACACCTTGGTTACCTCTGTGCCTAACGGGGCACCACAAAGGATATCAAATCGAGAGATAGACCCAGAGGAAGACACCAAGTTCAGTTACATTTGGAACGCCAAAGACGTTATTAAACAGTGCAAGAAGATAATCCTTGTGACTGACAACGATGAAGCAGGCAAGGCGTTGCAAGAAGAGCTAGCTCGCAGGATTGGCAGGGCTAAGTGTTACAGTGTTACTTACCCTGAAGATTGCAAGGATGCGAACGATGTACTGCGCACCTATGGAGAGGATGCGGTCAAGGCTTTGATCCAATCGGCAGAACCCATGCCACTCGAAGGTGTATATACGGTCGATGATTACAAGGTAGACGTTAAGCACCTGTACAACAATGGCATGATGGGAGGTTTATCTACTGGCATTCCATCGGTAGACGAGCTGTTCACTATCAAGCAAGGACAGGTCTCAATTGTCACTGGGGTTCCCGGATCTGGTAAGTCAGAGTTCATTGATCAGCTCATGGTAAACCTAGCCAAACAGTACGACTGGAAGTTTGCGGTTGCATCATTCGAGAACCCGCCTCCCCTTCACATTGCGAAGCTCGCTGAGAAGATTGTCGGCAAGCCGTTCTTTGACGGACTTACCCCTCGCATGACACAGCAAGAGGCAGACGATGTTCTTGATTACATCCACGACCACTGGATGTTTCTGGAGCAGCGAAGCGGCGAAGCGGCAACGATGGATTCAGTATTGGATCGAGCACAGCAGGCAGTGATGCGCATGGGGGTGAGGGGTTTAGTTATTGACCCTTACAACTACATTGCACAATCACAGAAAGTAGAGAACGAGCACCAAGGTATCAACGAGATGCTCACTCGGCTAGTATCATTTGCCAGAGCAAACGGCATCCACATCTGGTTCATTGCTCACCCAAGCAAGATGCCAACGGATCAGGATGGCAAGACCGCTGTGCCCAAAGGCATGAACATCTCTGGATCAGCGGCGTTCTTTGCGAAGGCTGACCTTGGTGTCACTGTGCATCAAAATAAAAACAAAGAGGTCGAGATCCATTGCTGGAAGGTGAGGTTCAAGTGGCTTGGCAAGGTTGGAAAGACCACTCTTGATTACGATGTTCCAACAGGCAGATATTCAGAGGTGAAGTATGACATCCACATGCCAGAAAGCATCAAGCCGTTCCAAGACAAAGACGATGACTGGTTCTAAGGTTAACGACATAGGTAGTCTGCACCTTCACACTAAACACATTGTCACCATCGAGAACCTAGACTCTGGGTTCTCTCGTGCCAGTGTAAAGGATCAGCTATTCATTGATAAATTATTACTTGGAGGGCTGCTGTCACTTGAACAGCATGCCTACGCTGAGTCTTTAATTGAGATAGCTCAGAAGGCAGGGGTGTATTTGAAGTCGCCATCAATGGCGGGGGTGAGGACATTCGGGGGCAAGCCTGCCGACCTGTACAGTAGCGGCCTGATGCGGTGGTCTAGGATAGTGAAGCGTGTTCTGCACCTTCACGGGGAGGAGGGGGAAAAGGTTCTGCACGATCACATCATAGGTGACATGCACACCAGTGACCCGAATCGGATAGACTTGATTAGAAGGATATTGAGCAAAAAAGAAAGCTCCCCGAAGGGAGCTAATGGAGGGAGGTCTGAACAACAGACTCCGCCATAGTCTCACAGAGTCCGTGTAAGTACAATGAAATTGTGCGGTGGTCGATGCTGTTAGCGATACTTATGAATCCACCTCGTCCGCTGTTCACAACATCTTTCGATGCCACCGCTCACCGTCTTGGAGTTGACGAGGCTAGTGTATTTTTTTAGAAGCTCGATCTCCTAACGACTCTTCCAAGTCGTCAATCAAACAGCTCAACAGGGTCATCCATCCGTATGCAATCTCGATGGCGGACTCCGTGTCTATGTCTGCAAATTGTTTGGCTACCCGAAGACCCACACCCAGTGAGTCCTTATCGTGTACGATGGTCATGATCGCCGCGCCTACCTCACCAGATTCTTCGTCCATCCTTCCTCCTAGGTTGCATAATCTCTAACGCTTTCCCGCGTGTGTACTCTGTAACTTCATGCACACTAAGGTCAGGCAGTATGCAGTAGGGTTTATCGAAGCGGTCGGCCATAGCCTGAGCCGCTTGGATAGAAATAATTACATCGTCAATCATCTCTCTTATATCTTCCAATAGCTCTGATTGCGATGTCTCTAATTCGCCATTCATTTGATACCTCGTGGACACGCTCCAGCTCTCGAACCAGCTCATTTACAGAGTCCTCTGCTCGATACAGTCTGCGTAAAAGTTTTTCATAATCCTCAGCATTTATACTGATCTCTTTCGTTTGATCCATTTGTCTGCACCTTATCAGATACTACACCATAAAATTAAATTGGTCTGCTAGATTGCAGACCAACACCCACGCCAACGCGCATACTGATCCTGCCTGTCTAGCTGAACAGGGATCTCGTGAAACTTGCCGCCACTTACCACGGTACGGGTGACGTAAATGAATCCCCGCTTGAGCGGCAGGGATACAGTTTGTTTGTCACGAACGCGGATCTTTTCCGCGCCGTGCACCTTCGCAATAAATAGATTCATTAGTCGTACTCCACATCGGTAATGAAATAGTCTCTGTGCAACACCTTCGCACCCTCTGGGATATCATCCTCGTCAATCATCTCCATGACAAGCTCACCTGCCAATCGGCTGTCGCCTGCCTCGACCTCGACAATAAAGCCAGTCTCGTATGCCACTGCTACCCTGTACTTTTTCATGCTACTCCCTCCCAACATTGTCTATAACGTGTTGAATTAATAGATGGTCTACCCGATCCAGAATTGCTTCCGCCTCATCGGGTGTTGTTACTTGCCAGTTCAGGGTGGCGGAATTAAATCCGTCCACCCCATCCGAGTCGAACGCCGCGCTGAGAGTTTCGTAAAACTCATCGAGCGCAGACAGCACACTGATGTTCTCAGGGTTCATCGCGGGTCACCTCCCTTGCGGATGTTTCATCATCGCAGTCATGACAGAACACAACATAAGGTTGTGGCTCATAGTCCATCCACTGCTTGCTGACATTCCACTTAGCATCAAAGCTAAATGTAAGGTCTGCACCTTCACATTTACTGCAAACGTAATCGACAATTATCATGCGGCACCTCCGCTCAATCGGGTTAGTTTATTCTGCACAGCAAACAGATCTCCCTCTGTTATGCCATCCAAATCGTCTAGCAGACACGCAACGTCCGTCTCGATGTCGCTGAGTGTGTCCTGAAATTCGATGCACTCGAACAGCTCAGTGAGCATGCGCTCTGCATCTTCGTAGTCTGTGGCATACCATGCACCAGTCATGGTGACACCGTTGAATGCGCCCACCCCATCAGTCCTGAGCGCACTGCTCAGGATGTGGTGTAGCTCGCGCAGTGCTGACCCTGTTGTTACTTTAGGTTGATCCATTGCTCTTCCCCTGTTAAATAAATAGTTTGTTCCATGTCATCGTTACCACAGCTTGGGCACACCTTCGCCACAGAGCCTGTTGTCTCTTCCCATACCACATCGCACACCAAGCAGTTCACATGGTAAACCTCGTCATCTACAAAAATATTTGATGAGTAATAATCAATTGCATCATCATCATGCTCATCTCCGTCCTCGTACTTCCCGATGTAAGCCTTAAGCACCATGCCTTCGGTGCCCTCATCGCGCATAAACTTTTCAGCGGCAATTTTTGCCGCAGTTTCCGCATCATCCGCCTCGACTGAGATGAATGTGTGCCGCACAAACCGAATTGAATACTTCATTTTAGCCTCCAAGGCGGCCTAAGCCGCCAGTTTAATTACGTCACCGAATGCTTCGATGCCCTGAAAGTATGGCGCTTGGAAGGTGGTACACCAGAACACTGGGTAGTCTGGCTCGCCGTGCCAAGTCAGACCCGTGTCACCCACAAACCCACACCCGTCTGTGAAATAGATCAGAGCATGGGGGTGGATACCCTCGCGCTCCACATAGTTGAACGGTGGATTAAACTCAGTGCCGCCGCCGCCATGCATGCTGAACACTAGCTCATCGCCCCGCTCGAACTCATCGACATGGTTAACAGTCGCATCGCAGTAGATCACGACAACGCGGGTTGGGTTTATCAGATCCACGATGTCGCGGCTGTGCTGTGCAATCTCAGCCAGATCGTCCTCGCTCAGTGAGCCACTGGTGTCGATGGCAAACACTAGCTCGCCATTGGGCAGGGTGTCGTAGTCGGGCAGGTTCAGCCCGTGATACACCATTCTGCGGTCAATGTTGTTGTAGGTCTCATCGTACTGCACGCAGTCGGTCAGAGCCTCAGCGAGTATCTGGTGCCAAGGTTGCTGTTCGACCTTGTATCCGTCAGTGATACCCCGCACATGGCCTGCACCTTCGCGGCCTACGCGCTTGACCTCAGCGATTGCGGCCTGATGTACCACTGCTTGGATGTCGCTCTCGACCTGCTCGATCTCAGCCTGAGTCAGTGGTTGACCCACATCGTTGGTCGCATCGAGCACTTGACCCCAAGGCACACCAAAGTCATCGCCAGAGCCTTGCGATCCTGAGCCATCGTCTGAGCCTTCGCCCTGAGCACCTGAGCCATCATCGTCTGACCCAGTGTCTTGGCCTTGGTCGCCCTGAGAATCGCCCTGAGAGTCCTCTGTGTTTCCTTCAGAGCCATCCTGCGGGTCATCCTGCTGTTGATCCTGCTGTTGTTGCTTGAGCAGGTCAGCATAGATGTTCTCGGCAGACCACCCGCTGTACTCTTTTTTGTACAGGGCACCCTCTGGCAGGGTGAACCCCTGCTCGATCAAAGGCGAGTTGATTGCGTAATCGCAGGCGATGTTCCAAAGCTCCGCATCACGGTTGCCCCTGCGGGTATGGTGCAGGTTGGCAGTGTGCATGCATTCATGCGCGAGCACACCGACAACCTCAGCGATGGTGCGTTGCGCCACCCATTCGGGGTTGTAGTAAATCGCGGTGCCATCGGTTGCCATAGTGCCCCAAGTCACGGGGCGCAGGGCTTGTCGAAACAATAGGCACGCATAGAACGGGTGCTCTACGATCATGCGGTTTCTAGCTTTTTCCATTAAGTCCATGATAAACCTCACAAAAGTCCGTCAAGTTTTGAAGCGATAGCCTTAGCAGTCGCCACTGTTTGTTTGCGCTTGGTCACATCCTCGCGCAGTTCGTTCGCGTCAAGGTTGGTTAGATTAGCGATTAAGTCGTTAGTAACCTCAGCGATGGCAGGGTCACCCGTCAGATTGAGCGAAGGCAGTACCTCAGCGATCTGCAACAGGTTGTCGATGGTCGAGTCCTTAAACGATCCCGTGCGTTTAGCGCCGTCAGCCTTCACACCGTGTCGCTCTAGACCTTCGATCAACGCGGTCAGCGCATCGGCCACACGCTCGCGGACAACAGCCACAGCATCATCGACACGACTGGTCACGCTCTGCTCGATGTCGGCCTTAATGCGAGCCAGTTTGTCGGCAGGTAGATCGACTCGAATGTCGCCAGACTCAGGCAGTGGGCGATAGCTTACACGCACACTGTACTTGCCGAGCACCTCCGATACGGGAGGGTAGTCCTGTGGGTTAAACGACAGCCCAAGGGTACGCTGTGCGTCCCTCACAATGCGGTCGTACTCGCCCCCTAGCCGCACCTTCAAAGCGTCTATGCGGTCGGTCTTCTCGCGCAGTTCGTCCTCGAATTTGTCGATCAGATCCACGACTAGCAGGTGCTCGCCCTCATCCCAAGGCACACACACCTTGCGGATCACTTGGTTGGTGATCTGGCCGTACAGCTTATTGATCTCAGTCACGATGGGGTCACTGGTCAGTGTCTTGTGGACGCGTAGAGCCTCCGCACTGGCAAACTGTTGTGCGCTGAGGTCTTCGCCTAGACCTTTGTCGCGCTTGTTGACAGACCATCGAGAGGTCTGGACTTTAACTAACAATGCTGAATTTTGAATGCTCATAATAATTCTCCGTTGAATAAATAGTGGGGGGCTAGATAGCCGCCCCGTTGGTTACTTTGTAATCAATGTAGGTCTGGGTAGCCTTCAGGCTAGAGTCACGGCCTACGGTTGCGTTGATGTAGAGCGCCGCCAGTTCATGGGATATACGCTCGAGGTATACACGACCCGCATCGAATCCCTCGGCATCGGTCACGCGGTTGCTCAGGATCACGGTCAGCGCGTACTGGGTGGGCAGTTCGGTCGGCACTGGGGCACCCTTGGGGTCTCGCAGTATGTGACCCGCATCGGGCAGTGTGCGGACGATACGCAAGAACCCTACGAGTTCGGCGCTTGCCGCCTTGCCGATACAACCATCGAGTGCCGCACGCTCCAAGTCAGCAGGCAGACCCGCCTTCACGATGTGACTAGCAGACACCCAAGACCGTGGGGTTGCCACCGCGATGTGACCCTTGGGGCATCCGCCCTGCGGGTACTCGTGAAGTAAGCCTTCCTGATACACCTCGCCACTGTGCCGATACACTGGGCGGCCACGGTGTGCGATGAACGAAACGACCTCTGGTGCCACACCTGCGGCAGGTGCCCACGCGATCCACTCATCAACGTCAGGCTCGACGTTCAGGTGGGTTGAGAATCGATTCATTAGCGCCGCATCCTGCCTGCCATGCACCCCTGCCAGATCCTCTGGTCGGTTGCCTGCGGCCACCATGAACCACCCTTGGGGCAGTCGATAGTCACCCAGCTCGCGCTCGTTCAGGAGCTGATAGAACGCGGCCTGCACACTGGGCGCACCTAGCGTCAGCTCATCCAAAAATAGGATGCCGTAAACGCCGTCACGCTCAGGGTAGGGGAGCCAATCGGGCAGTGCCCAAGTGGTCTTGCCCTGCTCGATAGTGGGGATGCCACGGGTGTCGACTGAGGCAAGCTGTGAAGCTCGAACGTCAATGAATCCCCATTGTGCGCCTGACTGCTCACTGAGAGCGGCCACCGCGTCACGGGTGATCGATGACTTGCCCACACCATACGCGCCCCATAGGAATAGGGGCGGGCACTGGGGCACCTGAGCCAGAGTTTCAAGAATGGTTGCGGCACCACGGGGGGTGACCGTTGAAATGTTAAAAGTTGCCATAAGAATTCCCTCCAAGGAATGTGATTTGTCTCGTCAGTGCATGGGGAATCACCCGCATGCAGACCGCCCGCAGGCGGTTTCGACTTAGCACCAAGGTGAGTTCTCAAGGAACTCGCGGTGCTCGTGATCGGGATGCTCTGGGTTGTGCTTGGCATAGAACTCGACTAGCCAGAGGGTCTCATCCCAACTGTAGGCATAGTGCCCATCGGTCAGAGGGTCTGCACCTTCCAAGAAATCAGGCTTTGGGAAGTAGTGCAGATGGTTGTACACCCCGCCTTCGCGGTAGCTGTCATCTTCCCAGTAAACCCCCCACCGCCGTGCCAATCGGTTGGCCTTGCGGCGGTCAGCACCCTCAGCGATTTCCTGCCAGTTGGCCACCTTTCGAGCCAGTGCCGCACGTTCGGACTTAAGCTCTGATAGGCGTTGCTGTTGCTCAGTGATCTGCTGATCCAAGTCGGCGACTTGCGCCTGTAGTTCGGTCAATGTTGTCATAGTGTTCCCCTTAGTATCCCAGCCAAATAAAAACGTCAGTTGCGGCATACAAGCCGCGTTCGTTTGTGTCTACCTCATCCCAGAACTGGTAGTAGTCTGGAACCCCGTGCTCATCGAGTATGCGATGCGCTTCATTGGGGGTGATATCCACCCCCTCGTAGTATTCCAATGTGTCCATCACTTTACCCTCACACCGTCTAAAGTCAGCGAGTAAACTCGCACACCGGTTTTACGCTCGAACTTTTTGATCGCCTGCGCCGCGTTTAGGTCACCGCTCACACAATGCATAAAGGCCGTGTTGTCGATATAGAGCACTGAGTACCGCTTATCTTTCGGCTCATCTAAATCGCAGATCACCGCATAGCCGCCCTCTCTGGTGAGGTGTGCCGCTTTTACTCGAACGTCCCACTGGTCACAGCGGTCAACGAGTCGCGTGTAGATGTCGTATCCGTTTCTCATAATGAATCCCTCCAAAGGATTGTAGGTTTCGGGCTTATGCCCATCGTCAGTGCCACCGAAGCAGTGGCAGACCTACAATGTAAGTCGCACGGTTCCCCCCGTGCTGATATCTCGCATTCGATTAAGTCCGCGATCCCGACTGTATCCAGAGCCGTTCTGGTCTCACCCGCTCCCGTCCTACGGTCGAGCACCTGCAGTACAGTGCCTCGCGGTCAGCTCACTCAAGACCCGACAGGGGCAAAGCCCAAGTCGCCGTATGAATCCTAGCTCAGAGTCCAACCGCGTCCGTGCGGTCAGGCGGGATTGAAGGTTCCCCGTCACCTCCCCCGATTATGCATATCTAATAACGAATTGCAAACATTATATAGCAGTCAATAGCTATCACATCCCCGCCACTATCCCCTCATCTATATGCCTAAAAAACAGGCCAAAACCACTGTATATACATACAGCAAAACGCCCAGATTCAACGATCTCCCCCTAGGCAAGGCCAAGGCATAGGGTCACCACAAAATCGCTTAGAAGGCCATTCAGAGCCTCTCAGGGGTATGTAACTAAATAGCATATAAATGATAGCTGTTAGATCTAAAAAGCATATATGGGTACGATACCCCTCAACACTAAGCACTGAATAGGTAATGACAATGGCAAAGGAACTCACACCGAAACAAGCGCACTTCGCTCGATGCGTGGCAAGCGGCATGACACAAGCGGATGCGTACCGTGAAGCGTACAGTCCAAAGGCAGACACGACTGCGGCGAGCATTCACACACTGGCAAGCAGGCTAATGGGGCAGGTTGAGATAAGGTCGAGAGTGGAGACGCTGATTAAGGCTAGAGAGCGGGCAGTGGTAGCTTCTGCGCTCTCAGACAGAGACAAAGTACTGAATCGACTTCGCGCATGGATGGAAGGCTCAGAGGACGCAGACAGCAATCGTCTACGTGCGGCCGAGCTTCTCGGCAAGGCAAGCGGTCTATTCACTACGGACATTAACGTCACTACGAAACAGCGCGATTCGTCTGAGGTGGCCAGTGAGATAGAGTCACGCCTAGCATCGCTAATCGGGAGCACCGCTAATGCTTCTGAGGCATCCGATGATGAGAGTGCCGATGGTACGGTGCACTGATCCGCTAGGGGGGGGGTGATCGACTGCACGTTCGTAGGATGCCCGCCTGCACATTCCCATGCCCCCACCCCCCCTTTTCGCGCCACCCGCCTGCTAGCGCAATACATAATGATTCGCACAAACAATTACCAACTTTTGTAAAAATGCCCACTATCACCTATTAGTTCTACCCCTTTTTTTCTAGGAAAGTGCCAAGGAATCCTAGCCCCCAAAAAAAATTTCTAAAAAATTTGAAAATTCCTTTGACATCTGTCAAGGGCATCTGTATGTTATAATCTACGATATAGTTATATCCTAGGAATATTCCTAGCTATAAGTATTCCTAGCTAGATAATCCTAGCTAAGTGTATTCCTAGTTTTTTTTAATAACTGTAGTATTTCTAGTTCTAGGAATATATCTAGCTAGGAATATTCCTAGTATCTAGGAATGCAAATTTAGGGGAACATATGCCCGCAGTAGATAGGATAGATCCTAACCTATTGAAGAACATTAAATCACTGCCTATTGAAGAACAGGCAGAGATATTGAATTTATTAGATGAGCTTGAAGAAACAGAAAAAAAAGAAAAAGCTCGTGATGATTTTATGTCTTTCGTTAACCTTGTATGGCCTGCCTTTATTGGCGGTAGGCATCATTCGATTATGGCAAATGCTTTTGAGCGTGTTGCCCGTGGTGAACTGAAAAGATTAATTATTAATATGCCACCCAGACATACTAAGTCTGAGTTTGCATCCTTCTTGTTGCCAGCATGGTTTCTTGGCAACTACCCTGAAAAGAAAATTATTCAGACTGCTCACACCGCTGAGTTGTCTGTTGGTTTTGGCAGAAAGGTTCGTAACTTAGTAGACAGTGATGACTACAAGAAGATCTTTCCTAGCCTAGCGTTGAGGGCTGACTCGAAAGCAGCTGGACGCTGGAGTACCAATAAGAACGGAGAATACTTCGCTATTGGTGTAGGTGGTGCCGTAACAGGTAAAGGCGCGGACTTGCTCATCATTGATGACCCCCACTCAGAGCAAGAAGGCCAAAGCGCAGACCCCGGCGTGTTTGACCGCGTTTATGAATGGTACACCTCCGGCCCTCGACAGCGTTTACAACCCGGTGGTGCAATCATTGTGGTTATGACCCGATGGCACAAAAGAGATTTGACGGGGCAGATATTAAAGTCTTCTCTGCAAAGAGCAGGGTCAGATGAATGGGAAGTGATTGAGTTCCCAGCATTGCTGCCATCAGACGAACCATTGTGGCCTGAGTTTTGGCCCAAGCCCGAACTGGAAGCATTAAGAAACGAACTGCCAGCCCCGAAATGGAATGCCCAGTACCAGCAGAACCCCACCTCTGAAGAGGGCGCTCTGGTTAAGCGGGAATGGTGGAGAGAATGGGAATCCAATAAACCACCAATGTGTGAGTTTATTATACAGTCATGGGATACCGCGTTCTTAAAAACACAACGGTCTGACTTCTCTGCATGTACAACATGGGGAGTGTTTTACAAGGCCGATGAGACTGGGGTAGAGCAACCCAACATTATATTGCTAGACGCACATAAAGAGCGTTTAGAGTTCCCAGAACTGAAAAAGAAAGCCTATGAGTTCTGGGTGGACTGGCAGCCTGATGCGTTCATTGTAGAAGCAAAGGCGGCTGGCATGCCTCTAATCTTTGAGCTTAGGGCAATGGGTATTCCGGTATCTGAATATACACCATCCCGTGGCAATGATAAGATAGCTAGGGTTAACGCGGTTGCAGACCTGTTTGCGTCTGGCACTGTGTGGGCACCAAGAATGAGATTTGCTGAGGAAGTTATCGAAGAGTTTGCTGCATTCCCTGCTGGCGAGCACGATGACTTAGTTGACTCATCCACTCAGGCATTGTTACGGTTTAGGCAGGGCGGCTTCCTGAGTTTGAAGACAGACGAAGAAGACGAACCGTTTTATGGCGGAAAAGCCAATTATTATTAGGAGTCACTATGCCAAGCTGTGGATCAAAAAAGAAAATGATGAAAGGCGGCAAAACCAAGTCTTACAAGAAAGGCGGCAAGATGGAAACTCACACCATGCCTGATGGCACGGTAATGCCCGGTAAGACGCACAAGATGGCTGGCGGCGGCAAGTGCCGAGGCTATGGTGCTGCCACCCGTGGCATGAACACATCTAAGAAGATGGGATAGTCATGGCTATTGATCGCCCATTACAGAGCAATCCCTTAGAGACAGGTGAAGAGTCTTTAGATATAGAGATCTCTAATCCTGATTCGGTTTCTATTGAAACAGAAGATGGTGGCGTTCTAATCAACTTTGGCGATACAGAAAGTTTGTTTGGCCCAGAAGACCACAACGCAAACCTTGCTGATTACATAGATGAAACTGATCTTATGGCGCTTGCGTCAGATCTAGTTGGTTCGTTCCGCGCGGACAAAGAAAGCCGAGCTGATTGGGAGCGTTCTTATGTAAAAGGGTTAGACCTTCTTGGACTTAAGACAGAGGATCGTACACAGCCTTGGGATGGGGCGTGTGGTGTATTCCACCCCCTGCTGACAGAATCGGTTATTCGTTTTCAGTCTCAGGCAATACAAGAGATATTCCCAGCAAGCGGCCCAGTAAAGACCGCTATCGTTGGCAAGATTGACGACAAGAAAACAAGGCAGGCGGAGCGAGTTCAAGATTATCTGAACTATCTTCTCACTGAGCGCATGTCAGAATACCGAGGAGAGACAGAGAAGATGCTGTTCTCTCTTCCATTGGCGGGTAGTGCATTCAGAAAAGTGTACTATGATCCCAGTTTAGGCCGCCCTTGTAGTATGTTTGTCCCAGCCGAAGACTTTGTGGTGAGCTACGGAGCGTCAGATTTGACGACTTGTGAGCGAGCAACCCATGTCATGAAGAAGGGAAGCAACGATGTTCGTAAGTTGCAGGTCTCTGGCTTCTACAGAGACATAGATTTGCCACCCCCATCGTTCACCGCAGACGACATTGAGCGCAAATACAATGAGCTGACGGGTGACTCTGGCGGTTATAACTACGATTCACGGCACACCATACTGGAAATGCACGTTAATTTAGACCTAATTGGGTTTGAAGACACTGAGAATGGTGAGCCAACAGGCATTCAATTGCCTTATGTGGTGTCAATAGACCAGACATCTCGCACTATTTTGTCTATTAGACGTAACTGGTACGAGGATGACCCACTAAAAAACAAACGAGAACACTTCGTACACTACCAATACATGCCCGGACTAGGGTTTTATGGGTTTGGTTTGATCCATATGATTGGTGGTTTGGCAAAATCTGCGACATCTTTGCTTCGACAGCTAGTAGATGCAGGCACATTGTCCAATTTACCCGGCGGTTTGAAGTCCAGAGGGCTTAGAATCAAGGGTGATGACACCCCCATCATGCCCGGAGAGTTCCGAGACGTTGATGTTCCGGGTGGAGCGATACGAGATAACATCGCATTCTTGCCATATAAAGAGCCAAGCAACGTATTGTACTCTTTAATGGGCGATATCGTGGAAGAAGGTCGCCGATTTGCGTCTGCTGCGGACGTAAAAGCCGCAGATATGAACGCAGAAGCCCCAGTTGGCACCACATTGGCCATATTAGAGCGGTCAATGAAGGTTATGAGCGCCGTTCAAGCCCGATTACACGCCTCTATGCGCATAGAATTGAAGCTATTGACGCATATTGTGCGCGATTATGGGCCTGAAGCGTACCCATACGAGCTAGATGGCGAGCCAGTGGTTGTTGAAGACTTCGATAACCGCATTGACATCATTCCTGTTAGCGATCCTAACGCAGGAACGATGGCTCAGCGCATTATGCAGTACCAAGCGGCTCTACAGTTGGCGGCACAAGCCCCAGAAATGTACGATATGCCGTTATTGCACCGCCAAATGCTAGAAGTTCTTGGTATTAAGGACGCTGACGAGATTGTACCGACCGATAAAGACATGAAGCCTACCGATCCGGTAAGCGAAAACATGAATATCATCAATGGCAAGCCAGTCAAAGCGTTTATCTACCAAGATCACGAGGCTCACATCCAGACTCACATGGCAATGATCCAAGATCCACAGGTCATGGAAGTTATGGGCAAGAGTCCGAACGCGAAGAAGGCACAAGCAGAGCTTGCCGCCCACGTTCAAGAACACTTGGCATTCAAATACCGTCAAGATATCGAGAAAGAGCTTGGTGTTGCATTGCCATCACCAGACGAGCCATTGCCAGAAGATATCGAATACCGTATCGCGCGACTTGTTGCGCCAGCAGCAGCTCAGTTGTCTGGAAAGGCAGCACAACAAAAGCAAATGGAAGAGCAGCAGAAGCAAATGCAAGATCCTCTTGTTCAAATTCAGATGCAAGAGTTGCAGCTTAAGCAGCAGCAGATACAACAGAAAGCAGAAGCTGAGATGGCCAAGCTACAGCTTGAAGCCCAGAAAGCTATGGCCAAAGCACAGCTCGATCAGCAGCGGCTAGAGCAGCAGGCACAGATTGAACAGGCCCGACTAGGCGCTCGCATATCTGAGACCAACACCAGAGATGAACTTGAAACGAAAAGAATCGCTTCACAAGAACAAATAGCTGGTGCTAAACTTGGTGTAGATATTGCCAAAGACCTAATGGGTAAATAATGACAAATGAACTAGACACATTTGATTATTTGGTTTCTAATATAAGAAAGCAAATGAATGATGTAGCAGATCATGTAAGTACAGGCGGGTGCGACACATATGACGCATACGCTAAATGTTGCGGGATCATACAGGGTTTAGCTCTTGCGGAACGAGAGATTCTCGATCTAAAAGAGCGGTATGATAACGCATAGCGACTCCGGCGCTTTTCCGGTGCAGCGACTCTAGGCGCAATCCTAGTGCAACAACTCCGGTTATCCGGTGCAAGAGGTTATCATGACGGAAGTCGTGCAAATAAAAGAGGCTGAAGAGCCTCGCAAGGCTACACAGTTGCCTATACCCAAGGGGTATAAAATACTGATCGCGTTACCAGACCCCGAGAAGGAATTTGCGGGAGGCATCGTAAAAGCTGCCAAAACGATTCACGATGAAGAGGTCGGCTCACTTGTTGGCATGGTTCTAGAAATGGGGCCGGATTGCTACAAGGATCCAGCGCGGTTCCCCTCTGGCCCCTACTGTTCACAGGGCGATTGGATTCTCATGAGATCTTATTCAGGCACCCGTTTTAAAGTGCATGGAAAAGAGTTCCGATTGATTAACGATGACAGTGTTGAAGCTGTTGTTGAAGATCCGAGGGGGATTGTCAAAGTATGAGTGAGTCAGCTATGGAAACGCACAGCGCAGAAGATAAGTTCTTTGGTGTTAAAACAACCTTCGACAAGAAGGCTAAGAAGCCAGAGGCAGAAGATTCTTCAGAATTTAATATTGAAGTTGTTGATGATCGGCCAGAAGATGATCGCCGTCCAAGCAAAGCATCTACCGCAAAGGATGATGACATTGATGATGACGAGTTAGGTCAGTATTCTGAGAAGGTTCAGAAACGTCTCAATAAACTTAAGTACGAGTATCACGAAGAACGCCGACAGCGAGAAGCTGCCGAGCGTATGCGTGAAGAAGCCGTTCGATTGGCTCAACAGGTTACTGGCAAAAACCAAGAGTATGAAGCAATCATATCTCGTGGCGAAGCAGCACTTGTAGGTCAGATCCAAGAGCGAGCTAAACTAGCCCTTGAGCAAGCAAAGAACTCTTACCGTAATGCCTATGAAGAAGGCGACACCGATAAGATCATTGAAACTCAAGAGCGTCTAAACAGGGCACAGGCTGAGTATTCTGAGGCAGAGCGTTACAAACGTAACCTTGAACAAAGAATGGCTCAACAACAGTTCCGGCCACAGCCGCAACAGGTGCCTCAACAAGTTAATCAGCAGGTGGCACAGCAGCAGTACACCCCTCAACCTGATCCCGCAGCACAAGAGTGGGCATCAAGGAATGAGTGGTTTATGAAGCCCGGCCATGAGGAAATGACAGCCCTTGCATATGGCTCTCATACCGCTGCGATTAATAAAGGAATTAAACCTAATACTGCGGAATACTTTGAGTACATCGACTCCCGAGTACAAAATGCATTCCCAGATTACGATTGGCAGGATAAGCGATTAGATAGCCGTAACGCACCTTCGACTGCCAATCCTCGGGCCTCCTCGGTGGTCGCTCCATCTACCAGAAGTAATGGAGCAAAACCGCGCACAGTGAAGTTATCGGCTACCCAAATAGCTCTCGCCAAGCGATTAGGGTTATCAAATGAACAATATGCCAAACAACTCTTGAAGGAGAATATGTGATGGCTGAAGAGCGCACCCCAAGAAGTAAAGAAACGCGACAAGAAGAAAGTCGTCCATCTGATAGCTGGGTTCCAGCGTCTATCCTGCCCACCCCCGATCCTCGGGAAGGCTGGGTACATCGTTGGGTTCGGACTAGCACTTTAGGAAACGCTGACAACACTAACGTGTCTAAGATGTTTCGTGAAGGCTGGCAACCAGTAAAAGCAGAAGACTACCCTGAGCTTATGGTTCAGTCTGACGTAGGCTCCCGTTTTGCTGGTAATATCGAGATTGGTGGCTTATTGTTATGCCGTGCTCCAAAAGAGAAAATGGAATCTCGCTCAAGACATTTTGAGCAGGTTGCTAATAATCAAATGGATTCAGTGGACAATAACTTCTTGCGCGAAAGCGATCCTCGTATGCCTCTGATGAAACCAGAGCGCAGCACGAGAACAACATTTGGCAGGAGTTAACCTCTGGCAAGGGGTTCTCCTAATTAGTAAGGAGGCCAATCATGGCTACCACTGCGACCCCTACTGGTGCAGAACCTACTGATACGCTGAGTGCGAGCGGCTCTTTCACCGGAAAAGTTCGTCACATCAAAGTAGCAAGCGGTTATGGCACTGCAATTTTTTACGGCGATTTCGTAAAATTAGTTAACACTGGTACAGTAGAGAAAGATACTGGCACTACCTCAGCAACACCTGTTGGTGTTTTTGTTGGCTGTGCATATACCAGTCCTTCTACTGGCGAGAAAACTTTCTCTCAGTATTTCCCTGCAAGTACAGCAGCGGATGACATTGTGGCTTATGTGGTTGATGACCCCAATGTATTGATGCGTATGCAGTCTGATGAAGCTATTGCTCAGACTGGCTTAGGCAACAATGCCGCTATTGTACAAACAGCTGGTTCAACTAGCATCGGACGCAGCAAAAATGCTGTTGACGGTTCGTCTATTGCTACCACTAACACTTTGCCCTTGCGTATCA